AGACTTGTGCCGAGCATCTCTGGTGTTTCACTATGGAGCCTGACTTAAACAAGGCAATGGAGGGACTAAAGACCTATCACTATATACAAAAAGTTATTAAGCTAGGCGGCGGTAAGTATAAACAGATACACCGCCGTAGCTTTGAGGCTTGGATGGATAAGACTAAAGCGAGGTTACGCAATGACTAAAGACGAGGCGGTGTTAGCTGCTATGGAGCAGGTGTGGAAAGATATGAGGGACGGCGAAGGCCAGCCGCTCTATGATTTGCTAGAACTTATACCACTTAAAGAACTAATCGGTTACTTAGATGAGGCAGAACGACATGAAAAGCTCAGATATAATTGAAGAAGGCAATGTTTTGTGGCGTGTTGACTGGCTTGGAGAGTTTGATGCACCTAGCTTTAGCTTTAACTTACAAGATGCACACAAAGTAGGACTTATGTATAGCGATAAGCCCTACATAATCACTATGATACAAGGTGACACACTAAACAAATCAATAAAAGGTAAATGATATGTCCAATAAAGATGAGTTCTTTAACATTATAGATGACTTAGCTTCAAGTTCTGAATACTTTAAAGGGATACCTAACTTTAACCCACCAGATGAGATGCTTGAGGTACTAGATGAAGTAGCGGCTCAACTGTTTAACATGGTCATTCAAGATAAAGAAAAACAATAACCAATTACTTAATGACTTATAAGTTAGTAAGTTCTTACGAACTAACTTATAAGACATTAAGTTATTGTAACAGAGCCGGTGTCGGCTGTCAAGTAAAATCGGAAACCAATTAACTACAATAGGTCACAAACTATGGAAACTTTATTTAACTTAGTCGCAAAAGCTACACACTCAGCAGTATTTAGCGGTAAGAAAAACGGTACAGTATTCGGTAAGTCTTTTATTGTAAGACGTAGAACAATTAAGAACCGCTTCGAGGTCAGCAAGGGCGACTGCTTCAACATCTTCCACTGTTATAAGTGGGCATTTTATTTACAGCATGGTAGCTCTCGAAGCATTAGCTTTAAGAACATCAAAGATATTGACGGAACCGAGGGAGTTGTAGCATGATAGAACACGACAGACCTTACCCTGACGAAGTTACTTATGAGTGCTTCAGTTGTGGTGGGGCTACTAATAACGGCTACGACAATGGTCAATGTGCAACTTGTTTAGGAGAAGATTGATATGAATGCTATCGTAAATATGTTTAGAAACACATCAGATATGACAGAGCTAAAGCGTAGTGGCTACGGCGAGGCAGGCTTCGAGATAGGTGAAGCTATCCTCCAGTACCATACTCAAGCAGCTAGTATACAGAACACTACTAAGAAAGTAATCTACCGTGAAGACACTGGAGCACAGCTTGGTGTTCATGGCTTAGACTACAAAGCAGTTGCACCCCATGAGATGATTGATGTTACAAGAGCTATCATTGAGCGGTCTGACTTAGACACAACAGGGATTCAAGAGACTATCAGGACATCACACAACGGCTCTCGAACCTTTGTACAGTATAAGCTACCAGCCCATACCTTTACCACACCAGACGGTGACACTGCATCCCTTGGGCTGTTAGCAGTGTCAAGCTTTGATGGGACATGGCCGTTTATGATTAGTGCCGCTGCTATACAACAAGCTTGTACCAATCTTCAGGTGTTTGTTTCCGGTGAGGTTGCTGTATTTAAAGCTAAGCATACTCGACACTTAAACATTGAGCTGGGCGGTAGGGTTATTACTAAGGCACTGGACTTGTTTGAAAACGAGAGAGAGCTTTGGAGCCAGTGGAGTAACGAAGCAATGACTGACATCCAAGCATTTACAGCAGCCGCTGAAGCTATCAACGCCACATCAGCCTTAAAGATTATCAACAGCAACCCCGACTATACCCCCGTTCAAGTTCTTGACGAGATGCCCAGAGTAAATAGCTCACTAGAATATATCTGGGGCACTTGGCAGAACACATATCGAAGACGACTTGGTGCAAACCGCTGGGCTTTTTACAATGCACTGACTGATTGGTCTACTCACTCTATTACTGAGAGACAATCAGCGGCAGGGAACATAGCAGCCACCAGAAATAAACGACAAACAATTATTCAAGATTACTTTCAGAGGGCAGCATAGATTGAGTCAGAACTTAGCGGCAGCACACAATGATTTTATGAAAGGCTTGTTAACTTTAATGCAAGCCTGTAGTAAATGGGATGTAACAGTAGATGAACTTCTTAAATATATAAGAGAGGAAGAAAGTAAATGACAGCAGCATATACATTAGAGAGTAGGATTATTCACTGGCACCATGACCGTAATCTTATCCACGGTTCAACAGACCACCAGCAGTTTGAGAAACTCTTAGAAGAAGTTGAGGAGTTGCGGCTAAACATTATGAACAGCCAGCCAATCATTGACGACATCGGAGACATCATCGTAGTGCTATGCAACTTGGCACATCGAAATAACCTAACACTCCATGACTGTATGGCTCATGCCTATGAAGATATACGACACCGCAAAGGCAAGATGGTTGACGGGTTGTTTGTTAAAGAGCGGGTCGATGAGAGTGTCACCTCTTGACAACAGTGGTTATAGTATTAGGGCTGTTGTTGTGTAGCGCCTCCTCTGAACTCATGGTAATATGCACAGCGACATCCTTTATTTTAGAACTTAACAAAGATTATTAAATAAAGCTTCACATCTAATACAACTTGTGGTATAATGCCACCTCACTTTTACACCAACGACAGGAAAGATAATATGGCTATTGTAACAGGAACAGCATACTGGGCAAGCGTAACAACTCCGAACACCACTTACGAACCAGTGTACACAGTAAACTTAGTAGTCGATGAAGAGACTGCACAAACCTTTAGGTCACAGGGTCACACAGTCAAAGATATGGACGAAGGCCCAGCTCTCATCATCAAACGTAAAGTCAACGGCCCGAACGGAATGATTCGTCAAGCCCCTAAGCTTGTAGACTCTACTAAGAATCCAATTGATGAGCGTATCGGTAACGGCTCATCAGTTAAGATTCAATATAAGGAATGGGAATCTGTATGGAAAGGCAAGACCTTTAAGGGCTTAGACTTCCAAGCAATGCAGGTATTAGACTTAGTGTCTGTCGGCTCAGTCGATGGCGGTGAGTTCGACATAGAAGACGAAATGGAGGGAACAATTTAATGATGACATATAAAATGGGTGATGTATCTTACGACATCAGCAAGCTGGATGACGAGGGGCAGACGTACTTTAATCTGCTCCGAGTTGCGATGACTAAAGTTAACAGCACCAACGATGAGATTCAAGTTCTCCAAGCTGGAGCGAATTACATTAAAGACCTACTAGAAGATAGACTTACGGACGAAGCTATCACTGAAGAAATTGAGGACATGGAAGTTGAAGTAGCAGCCTAACCTTGAGGTAACGCAATGCCGTTTGTTAAATTTCATCTCCCATGTAACTCATGTGGAGGCAGCGACCCAGTCAGTCAGAACGATGACGGGTCAGCTTACTGCTTTAGCTGCAATCAATATTTTAAAGACTACGGCACATCGGAAGTGCAAACCCCTAAACAAGATACCGTAACGGACTTCACAGCGTATCAAGGAGCCGGTAGTGGCTCTAGCTTTAATGCCCTAACTGACCGACAGATTAGTATCGAGACAGCCAAAAAGTATGGCGTTAAGTCTACTACTCTCAACGGTCAGGTTACCAGCCACCACTACCCCTACTTCCACAAGGGCGAGGAAGTGGCAACGAAAGTTAGAAAGCTCAACAAGCAGTTTGCTTGGAAGGGTGACTCTAAAGAAACAGGGTTGTTCGGAGAGCAGCTCTTCAAATCAGGCGGTAAGTTTATTACAATCGTAGAAGGAGAGTGTGACGCTATGGCGGCATACGAACTACTCGGAAGTAAGTGGCCTGTTGTAAGTATAAAGTCTGGAGCACAAGGAGGTGCTCGTGATGTTAAGAACAGCCTAGAGTTTCTTGAATCATTCGAGACTGTAGTCATCTGCTTCGATAGCGATACAGTGGGCAAGGACGGAGCTAAAGCAATTGCTAAGCTCCTCACCCCCAACAAAGCTAAGCTGATGACACTGCCCGAGGGATTCAAAGACCCTAACGATATGCTCAAAGAGCGCAAGCATTCCTCCTTTGTTAATTGTTTCTGGGATGCTAAGGTCTACACCCCTTCAGGGATTATGAACTTGTCTACTCAGCTAGACGAATACAAGCGACTCCGTACAGAGAAGGTGCCGTCCATCCCCTACCCTTGGGCTGGGCTTAACGGTAAACTAGAAGGCATCAGGGCTGGTGAGTTGATTACTCTTACTGGCGGCACTGGACTAGGTAAGTCTTCTGTAACTAGAGAGCTGTCTCACTGGCTCATCAACAACACCAAAGATAACGTAGGCATCGTAGCTCTTGAAGAGAACTGGATGCGAACTGCTGAAGGTATCATGGCTGTTGAAGCTAACTCTAAGCTGCACCTTGACAGCGTTAAGAATCAGATAGGTGATGAGAAGCTTGAACAGTATTACCGCAAGGTATTCATGGGAGAGAACGAGGGTCGTGTTTGGATTCATGCTCACCTTGGTGTCAACAATCTAGAAGACATCTTCAGCAAGCTTCGCTACCTGATTGTCGGATTAGATTGTAAGTGGGTTGTAGTTGACCACCTTCACATGTTAGTTCTTCAAGCCTTGGAGGGCGATGAGCGCAAAGCTATTGACGGCATCATGCATCGACTCCGCTCTCTTGTAGAAGAGACTGGTGCTGGATTGATACTTGTGTCTCACCTCCGTAGGGTAGAAGGTAACAGGGGGCATGAGAACGGTATCGAAACCGGACTCTCACACCTTAGAGGTTCACAGTCTATTGCTCAGCTAAGCGATTGTGTTATAGGATTAGAGCGCAACCAACAATCAGATGACGAGGTAGAGGCTTCGACCACTAAGGTCAGGGTACTCAAGTCCAGATACACTGGTGATGTTGGGCTGGCTTGTAGCCTACACTACGACTCAGTAACAGGCAGACTTAAAGAAGTAGATGACGGTGATAACTATGATGCCTTTGACGGAGACGAGCTATGAGTAACTTAGTATTTGATATAGAAGCAGACGGCCTCAACCCCACCAAGATACATTGTATTGTGGCACAGGACGTAGACACTATGGATGTGTTTACGTTCGACAATACACAGCTCGAAGAGGGTTACGGATTACTTAGAGCAGCTAACAAACTAATCGGTCACAACATAATTGGCTATGACCTGCCAGCTATTAAGAAGATTACAGGTATCGACCTCAGTGACAAGCAGATTGTAGATACCTTGGTACTATCCCGTCTCTTCAAGCCACCCAGAGAAGGCGGCCACGGCTTAGAGTCTTGGGGTTACCGCCTCAAGTTTGCTAAGGGTGACTTCGGTGAGCAAGACGATGCGTGGGATTACTACCGACCAGAGATGCTCAAGTATTGCCAGCGTGATGTAGAGTTAAACACAAAGGTATATCAGCAGCTTCGGGTAGAGAGCAGGGGCTACACCCCACAAGCAGTTAAGCTAGAGCATGACGTTGCTTGGATTATAGATAAGCAGCGAGACAACGGCTTCAAGCTAGATGTAAAGAAAGCTATGCTGATGGTTGCAATGTTCCAAGAGAAGTTAGATGCTACAGAAGCTGAGGTACATGAGACTGTCAAGCCCAAGGTTGAGACACAGATACTCAAGCCTCAGTATACTAAGACTGGTGCGATAGCTAAGACAGCTAAAGACCAACACGACAAGGGTGTCAGGCTTACAGACGAAGAGTGGACAGCGATGCTCAACACTGACAAGCCAGTAACTCGTAAGACATATACTGAGTTCAACTTAGGTTCTCGCAAACAGATTGGAGATGTATTGATTGAGGCCGGTTGGGTTCCTAAGAACTTCACACCTACTGGTCAGCCCATCGTTGATGAGGGTACACTAAACAAAGTTAAAGGTATCCCTGAAGCTGCGCTGATTTCCACTTACCTAATGCTTCAGAAGCGTTTAGCTCAGGTAAACAGTTGGCTCAAGACAGTAGAGGATGACGGCAGGGTTAGAGGTTATGTTAATCCTAACGGTGCAGTGACAGGCCGCATGACACATAGTCATCCTAACATGGCACAGATACCTAGCTCCAACTCACCCTACGGTAAAGAGTGTAGAGCTTGCTGGACTGTAGAGGCTGATAACAAACTGGTAGGCATTGATGCTTCAGGCTTAGAGCTTAGAATGCTTGCTCACTATATGAACGATGAGGCATACACAAATGAAATACTCAACGGAGACATTCACACAGCTAACCAAAAACTTGCAGGACTTGAATCAAGAAATCAGGCGAAAACTTTCATCTATGCCCTCCTCTACGGAGCTGGAGATGCAAAGCTTGGGACAGTGGCTGGACAAAGTAAGGCAAGAGGCAGACAAATGCGAAGCCAGTTTCTTGATAGTCTACCATCATTTAAATCTCTTGTCCAACGAGTACAACGAGAAAGTAAAAAGGGATTCCTCAAAGGGTTAGACGGTCGTAAGTTAGCTATACGCTCTGAACATGCTGCACTCAACACACTGTTGCAGAGTGCTGGAGCAATCGTAATGAAGGAGGCGCTGGTTATCCTTGATGGTTACTTCAAGAGCTTTAAGGTTGACGCTAAGTTTGTAGCTAACGTCCACGATGAGTGGCAGATTGAATGTAAAGAATCAAACGCAAAGCAAGTAGGCGAACTAGGTGTTCAAGCAATTGTTCAAGCTGGTATAAACTTAAAATTAAATTGTCCCCTAGACGGTGACTACAATATCGGAGACGGCTGGCATGAAACCCATTAAAGCAGACAGAAAGAAGTTCGACCTCGACCTACAGTACGGTGAGATACGAGAAGATAAGATTGCAGACATGCTCACCAACAAGAAGATAGAAGTTAAATCAGAGCGTGGGATGTGGGCTAAGACAGGAAACATCGCCATTGAGTATAAGTCTTATGGTAAACCTTCAGGGATTGATGCAACAGAATCTGACTATTGGTTTCACAACTTATGTATTGGTGATGAAGAATACTGTACACTTGTATTCAACACAAACACATTAAGAAAGATTGTTAAACGATTAGACAGTTTTAAAACAGTATCAGGTGGTGACAATAGAGCCAGTCAAATGTATCTATTAAACTTACAGAAGCTATTTTCCTCAGATGTAATCAAAGCCTTTAAGGAGTTAGAAGATGAATCAGAAGCCGCTTAATACTTTAGTTCCCGACATCTATGAGTTACTTGAAAACCTTTCAAACGGTGAGCCTCTTCCAATAACGGAGGAGGCGCTTGACCTTACAATGGCTTCAATGAAAGAAGCTATACTTCACTGGGCAACACCAAGACCTAGAGACACTGACTTCACTGTCCGAATGTCTAACGTAGGTAAGCCCTCACGACAGTTGTGGTTTGAGAAGCGTGACCCTAAAGGGCGTGGCGGTGTAGACGGTGCAACACAGATTAAGTTTCTCTATGGTCATGTGTTAGAAGAGATTGTACTCATGCTTGTAAGGATGGCAGGACACAACGTCACCGATGAGCAGAAGCAAGTAACAGTCGAAGGTGTTGTAGGCCACATGGATTGTAAGATTAACGGACAGGTAGTAGATGTTAAGTCCGCATCCAAGTTTGCCTTCAACAAGTTCCGCAACGGCACACTGGCATCTGATGACCCCTTCGGTTACCTTGGACAGCTTGCTGGTTACGAGAAAGCAGAAGGCACAGACGAGGGTGGTTTCCTTGTTATCAACAAAGAAAGCGGTGAGCTGTGTATGTTTGTTCCGGATGACTTGGACAAGCCCAACATAAAAAATACAATTATTACACTAAAAGACGAATTAGAGCTTAACATTCCACCTAAACTGTGTTATAATCCTACCCCTGACGGCAAGAAAGGAAACATGCAACTGCCTAAAGGATGTACGTGGTGTAAGTATAAGCATGAATGCCACAAAGATTCTAATGATGGTAACGGCCTGAGAACTTTTAAATATTCCACAGGCTATAAATACTTAACAGAAGTAGTAGTCGAACCCAAGGTAGATGAGATACTATGAACCGAACAAAGTCTAAGCGTATAAAAAAACATGCAGAAACATTGCAGGTTGAATGGCTTAAAAGCCTCCTTGATACTGAGGAGGCTTCTAAGATTAACAAAGATAACTTTAGAGAAATGCTCCCTGCACAAACCCACATCTGGGCTAAGGGTACAGTCCACACTAGCTTCTATACATTGAAGTGGTTGAGCAACAAAATTAAACAGTTGATTAAGATTTTTCCTGATAAGCGGGTTGAGGATGTAAGCTCTCAAGACATTGAATGGAAGATGAGTCAGCGTTAAACGAAAGGAGTCACATGAAGAAAGTACGCAAAGGATATAGGAAGCCGAGAGTGAAGCGCCCAGTTGAGAAGAACTTAGTTAAGGGTTACGACTCTAACTGGGAATACGAGCTTCACTCCGGTATCCTAGATGCATGGGAGTTTCACGTTGACAAGGTTGAGTACACAATTAGTCACAAGTACGAGCCAGACTTTGTTAAAGAAATTGAAGGCAAGAAAATACTGCTCGAAGCAAAGGGTCGCTTCTGGGACAGTGCAGAATACTCTAAGTATATCTGGATAGCAAAGGTTCTTCCAGACGATGTTGAGTTAGTGTTTCTGTTTGCCAACCCTAACTCTCCTATGCCAGCCGCCAAGGTACGTAAGGACGGCACGAGGCGTACACATGGAGAGTGGGCATCAGCCAACAACTTTAGATGGTTTAGTGAACAGACCATACCAGACAACTGGATTACCGCAAAGAACAGAGAGGACTTTAAAGATGAGCATTAATGACGCAACCCCACAAGACTGGGACAGAGTTAGAGAAACAGGGGAGCCTACCTTTGAGGAGTATCAAAAGCGTTTAAAGTTTAGCTGGGTACATGACGGCACAAAGCCAGCAGCGCAGACAGCTTACGCAGAAGACGTAGACTTGTTTGGAGACTGCTGGGATGTAAAGGAGCTTACACTAGATGAGCAGATGCAGGTTTATCTTGACGCAGCCGCAGAAGAAGAGCTTGACAGCTACGATGAAAACGGCTATGCCCTTAAAGTTTCTAAAGAAGATGTAGATGCAGTAAATAACCCAAGCCATTACAACACCGGAAGCGTTGAGTGTAT